AGAAGAAGAAGCAAGAGATAAAAGCTTAACATCACTATGATCTACACTACCGTATGGAATATCTTTAATGCAAGAATCATGACTACGTCTTGTTGTAAACCCGATAATTTCATATGGAATATTAACCTTACGGCAAAACATTGAAAGCACTATGATTTGCTTAATTACAGATCCAAGTGTCTCAGCCATAGAACCTGAGTAGTCAACCATCATAAACATGCCGTGGTTTTTAGCATCAGGAAGATTGGTCATACGCTTAAAAATGTCGTCAGTGTATTTGTATGCATATAGCTTATTAACATCTAAAGATCCTGAACGAGCAGTTTGTGCTCTTGTAGATCTCCAAGCTGCTTTACGCATTTCAAATTCTTTAGCCATGATCTGAACAATTTTCTTGTTTTCATGCATAAAGTCGTTAAATGCTTGATCAATGTTTTTTCTATTATACTCATAAATACAATGATCATCAATTTCATCTCTAGATTTTTCAACTTCAGTATAATCAATAAGTGATTCCATTACTTGTTGTCTAGTAAGACCATTGCACACATCAGTTACTTTGCCATCTTGATCTTGTGACAAAAGCTTATGTTCATTATCACGAAAAGCTTTATCGGTTTGTGACTGTGTTTCATCGTAATCACGACCACCTTCAGAACCTTTTCCTTCTACTTCATCTTGTTCTTCATTTTCTTCATTCGAGCTGCTTGCGCTTTTCTGACTTTTCGCTTCACCTTCGTCATTATCATCCATGCTTCTAGGTTTATCAGAGCTAGTCTCAGATGTCTCAGCAGTCGGGTCCATATTTCCATCTTGTTCCTCATTGCTATTATTAGGTATGGAAGGAGACTTTGTTTGATTTTCTAACGCATATGCATAAAGCTTTCTGCAAGCCTCAAGCACATCTTCCCAAGTTTCCACTGCGAAGACTTCATTAACTAGATCCCTTTCACTGTCAAGAAACTCAACATTGATTAGTTCACGTAGTTTAGCTTTTAGATTAATCCTATCAATCAAGTTTACATAATCAGAAGTTAACTCTGGTATTTCACTAACACCAAAGAAGTCATCATCATATAGCTTTTGGTAACCACGCTTAAAGCATGATACCAAACCAGGATAGCGACGTTGAATCAACTTTTCAATACGAACATCTTCCACAACGTTGATGTAGCTACGAGGACAGCCAGGTATTTCTACAGCAGCGTCATGCCAGCCTTCAGGTGGTGTTTCAAGAGCGTGACCTACTTCATGTCCGACCAACAGGTCATATACATCCTCAAGGTTATCCCACAATGGTAAACCTAAGGTACGTCTTTCAACATCAAAGAAAGCAGTCCTATAGTTACCGTGAACTATAGTAATGTTCTCTTTGGCCAATAGTTTAGCCAACATTGATTTAGAGTTGTTTACAGTCATATTAGTCTCCTTCCATTTCAATCGGAAAACATTTAATTTTCCATTTGATAGATATATTCTATCACAGTTTCACTGAAATGTAAAGGACTTTTTTCACTTTTTTTCACTTTTTTTCAATTTATATTTCTCAGGGACTGAGCCCCAACCGACAGTTCGATCCCAGTCCCTTTGAGTATATGTTACTTTACGAAGTCCACTATCATTGGAAATATTGGTTCTAATGCCTTTGCGGACGCTTTTGCTACTTCCATGCATTCTTTTTGTGTTCCATTTCCTGATCGTAAGCTAATAAAATGAGCCCATGATCTAAGGGTACCATTCATGTACATACGAGATACAGTCATACCTTCAGGCAATACTGCTCTTGCTTGTTCTTTAGCGATACCATTTTCAATAGCCCACTCATAAGCGGTTTTAGCTGCATTAGTGACCGAGTGTTGACGTCTTTGCCAATCAGTCACTAACTCTTGTTGTGTGGCATTCAACTGGATATTAGGATCATTTTCGATCTCAATAGAGTTCTGCCTATTTTTTGGATCTTGTAACCTTGCTTCACGGGTTATAAAAGCTCCTGCTAGTTCTTTATCCGGATTAGCATAACGCTGAGAGAACTCTTGAAACGAGAACGAGCGATGCCGCAGGATTTGACGAGCAATATCACGGGTTGTTGTTATTTCCAAACAAGCACTAGCCATTTCTAATGGAGACCAATGGTCATTTTTCATTAGATATTTGATAAGCTTATCAGCAGTTTGCTTGTTTGTTTGATTGCCTGGATTAGATACACGAGCTGTGTATGCTACCAAGTCTTGTGTGTCTTCAATTCCTTGTATGCGATATTCTTCAGTCGGAACTGAATGACTTACTAGTTTTACTTGCATTTACGCTACCTTTGAAAAGTTGTGCTCTTTAACGAATTCAATCTTGGATCTGAACTTACCGTCCAGCAAATCACCTTTATGCGATATCACAAACACATTACTATCATCTTCTAGTGTTCCAAGTATCTTCATCAAATTGTCAATACCATCATGATCTAACGAGGAATCAAAAGTCTCATCTAGAATCAAAAGATTTGTTGATGTAGAGTTTTTCATCTTCGCAATTTGCCTCCAAGTAAATAGCAGTGATAAATCAATACGCTGCTTTTCACCTTCAGAAAATGACGCATAGTTAAATGCATCACGATGTCTTGACTTAATCACCTCGTTGAAATTTTCATCGAGATTAAACGAAACAAAGAAGTCAAGAACTTGAAGGTATTGATTAACCAACTTGTTCATGACTGGAAGATACTGTTTGATTACTTTTGTCTTAATCCCAGTATCTTTTAGCATTTCACCTGCAGCGTCTGAATAGCTCTTTTCTTCCATAAGCCTAAGTTTAAGCTCACCAAGAGAATCACGTTCAGATACGACACTATTCAAGTCTTTATTAGCTTGACCTAGATCTCCTTCGCTACCTGTAAGTTTATTTATATCAGCTTCCAATGCTGAGATCTCTTTTTGCAAACGAGTAATGGCCATATTATTAGCATTAATAGTAGATTGCATATCACGTACTTCACTTAATTGAGTATTGATATTTTCAATTGAATCTTCTACTTCACCACCTTCAACACTTAATTTATCCATAGCCGTTTGTAGTTCTTTTGCCTTACTTTGGGCTAATTTAAGCTTACTTTGCCTTAAGTCTTCTTTTATGGTCTGGTTGCATGTCGGGCACTCTTCATTGTCCTCATAGAACTTTGCGTCCTTAACTACACCCTGCATTTGCTGCTTAAACTGTGCAGAATACCCTAAAAGTGATTGTTTTTTATCATGAAAGGTTGATAGAGCATCGGTTAGAGGCTTTTCTTTTTCCTGAATCTGCTGACTTAACTCTGAGTTACTTGATTGTAAGAATACCCACTCATCTTTGTTCTTGATGACCAGACTCCCTTTCTCGCGTATTACTTCGTCATTAATTTCAGTAATGTCCCTTATATACTTCCTTTGCATAGTAATTTTCTCTTTAGCTAACTCAAGGCGGTAGTTAGCATCATTGATCTCTTCTTTATTCTTAGAGATCTTATCTTTAAGGATACTATTCATTTTAGAGAATATATTGATGTCTAATAGATCTTCAATAACATCTCTTCGATTACCAGCATTTAATTGCATAAATGGAATAAACGATGAAGAACCTAGCACTACAATTTGGTGGAAGGATTTATGGTTTAATTTCAATATGTTAGTCTCAAGGAACTTCTGATAGTCACGAGCAGTTGATGATTGATTAATCATATTACCATTTTGCCAGATTTCAAACTTCCCTGGATTGATACCACGCACAATCTTAAATTTATGTACGCCAACATCAAACTCAACTTCAACAATAGTATGCTTTTTGTTTATAGTATTGACCAGTTGATTTTTAGAGATCGCTCGGTGGGGTTTACCAAACAATCCAAACGAAAGTGCATCCAGCAAAGTACTCTTACCAGCGCCATTCTGACCAACCACAAGAGTGGATGGAGACTTAACTAAATCAATACGTGTTATATTATTACCAGTTGAAAGAAAGTTCTTCCACTGGACTGACTTAAATCTAATCATAGCACCTCACTATTTTGTGCTTCAACATATAGACCTCTCATTAAGGCTTTCATCCTTTCCTTATCTAACTCGGTCTCAACTGCTTCAACATATGAGTCTAGCAATTCAGTAGTATCTTCAACTGAGATACCTTCATCAACTACATTTTCACCAAGATATTCATCAAAGGTCTCTGCAATCTTTAGGTCATGATGATCAATGCTCTGAATACGGTCAATAAACCGATCAAACATAAAATGATCTGCCTTATTTACTACAACGACTTTAACAAACTTATCTATTAGTTCATTACAATTATAGTTATTATAATCTATTTTGTCGTCATTGTAAAGGACTTTTTTGAACAGAGTTTGATTTACTCTGACAGGTGTAAGTGAGCGGTCTTCAGTATCGATAATATGAAAGTACTTAGGATCACTAGCATCTGCCCATGTAAACTCGAACTGTGAGCCTAGGTAATGTATATTGTCTTGTGCTGATTTAGTATGGAAGTGACCTGACATAACACATTCAAATCGTTTAAACGTATTTTTACTCATACCATGCGTATTAGTTACGCCTCTCATCATTTCAAAGCCTTCAAGCTCTAAATGAGATCCTACCCAGTCAGCATCTACTTTAGCAAGATACTTCATAGTAGATTCATAGTTTTCGTTATTGATCCATGGAATACATGCAATACGTAGACCGTCATAATCTACTACAGTAGGCTTCATAATAATATTGACGTTAGTTGTATAGTAACCAAGAAGTTCTTTTAAGGAACATAAGTCGTTCGTATTCTTATAGAATACATCATGGTTGCCAGGAATAATGTCCATTGTAATACCTAGCTCACGCATAGGTTCAAGGAACATCTTTCTATTTTCGTTTTGTGTTTTGAAGTTAATAAACTTACGATGGTCATAGTAATCACCTAGATGCAAGATCTGTTTAATACCATGTTCTTTCAAATATGGAAAGAACTGATCTTCGTAAAACTTCTTTTGATAATTTAGAAATATGTCTGAGCTATTTCTAACACCAGCGTGGGTGTCATTCAAGACTGCTATTTTCATTTAGTTTCCCATGAAGAGTTCCAGGCCTTCCGCTTTGCGAGCCTTTTCTTTCTTCTTTTCTTCTTTTGCAAATTCTTTGATTGCACCATCATTTGAACGTACTACAGAAATACGATCTCTTAATTGGTCAACAAAGGCTCTTGTGGTAGAATCAATAGTACTATCGGTATCTGCACCCATAATAAAATCTTCAATACCAGCTTTTTCAATGTACTTAAACTTGATATCTTGCTGTTTCTTCTCCTTTGCAAGTCTTCGTAAGAATGCATAGTAACATATCTGTGTAAAGTATGCAAATGCATTTGGCTTACCAGTACGAGTAGCCGCTTCAATATTATAATTGGTAATTGCTTTTAAACAGTTTTCTACCGCGTCCATTACCATCTCTTCGCGATATGTATAGCGAATAAAATTGGCCTTGTGTGACAAGCCCTGTGCGATCTTTAAAAAGCAACTTGCAATATAATCAGTTACTACAGGTAAGGGTTTCCCTTGTTCCTGTGCTTCATTTACGAGTTTCACATAGTCAACCACAGATTGTGAAAACTCTTTATTATTTACATAGTGTGGTTTTTGTTTTGGTTTCATACCGTTTCAGACTCCCCTAGTTGTTTAGGCCTATTCCATGGCCAAGAGTTAGATTCCCAAGCCTTGATTAGATTAGGAACATGTATGTTGTATGTGGACAAATCATCCATATTGTCCTTAAGGTATTTGATTTTAAGGTCAATATCCGTGATTGATTGAAAATCCCTGAAGTGGGTTTGTAAGTTTATGTCCATATGTTTAATCCTTTATTTCATTTTTAATACTATTATTATAACACAATTCTATCCATTTGTAAAGGAATATTTTATGTAAAATAAATTGAAAATAAATGAAATTAGGGGTTTACAAAACTCCAAAAGTATGATATAATAAGAGAGTAGGCTGAGGAGGGGAGGATACCCACAGTCAGTGTATAGAAGCTTTCTTAGGTACTAATTTTGAGAACTGTTCTAGTTGCTCATCTCTTAGAGGATCGTGATCATCATCTTCTAGTTCCATCTCATCTTCCCTTATCCTTAAGCACATTCTTATATATCGTTCTTTAATCTCATCATCTGCTTCTGATTGAGATATAACATGACTTGGATTGAGGTTAATTTTACCTCTACTCTTAGACATTGGAGCCCAATCACTAAAAGCATATGAATGAGCTTCGGCAGTTACTTTTGTATGAAGAAGAAGTGGACTTTCTAATCCGATAAGAACACCTCCAGGCTCTTCATATACAAGAGAGATAATCTCATCTCCTGATGATAGTTTGAATAATTGAATATTGATATCGTCTAAACTGTATGTCATGGTAATGGGAT